CCCTAAGATAGAGCTAATGTTCTGTGAGGACTGGGAGTCTGAGGAGTACAAAGGCTATGACTATGTACATGATACACCAACAGTAATAATGTAGGGAGATCACAGATGAGTGAAGACCAACTGATAGACTTAGTACGTAAGACAGTACAACATTGGGCTATTGAAGAAGCTGAAGAAAATAGTTTATCTGAGTATGAGCGTGAAGAAAGATACGCTGAGATGTTAGATCAGATAGGTGAAAAAATCAAAAGAAAATGGAGTAGTTTCTAATGACTAGATCAGAATTACAACGTGCAATATATCAGATAACTCACGGCACTGGTGTTGTGTATTGGCAAGAGAATAAAGACACAAATCATTCACACGAACTGACACTACACTTTACTGAGTTAACTGAAGAGACAGGTGCAATACCTAGTACAATAGGAGGATAACAGCTGTTGCATAGTAGCCACACATACATAACAAAAGAAATTTATTGCTATCTTGGATCATCAAGTAGTGATATAACAAAGGCACAGTTGCCATAACCAAGGAGAATAGATAAGATGATAGCTTATGATAACGTAAAAATGTGGACAGTAACCACTAAGACTACTGAATATAATTCTAAAACTGGAAAGCATAAAAAGTTAAAATATCCAGTAGTAAATGAGAAAGTACACATATCTGATGTAAGTGCTTATGATCTAGGTGAGCTGTATGAACTAATGAAGTTTGCTACAGAACGAGATCCTTATAATAAAATTAATGTGAGTCTTACAGTTAGAACAGAATATTAATATAAAGGAGAATATATAATGCCATTTGATTTAACAAACGAACTAGACGTACCATATAACCTAGACTTTGAGGTAGGCTTTGAGCCAACCAGAGTGAAGGATAAGAAGTATGTCATTAACATGCAGACAGGTGAGCCTATTGCTATCATAGGTGAGAGTGCTACAGCTAGAAGTCATGGTGATTTCTATCGTGGTGTATGGGATGTAATGTCCAATGACCTACCTGCATCTGACCTAGAGGGAGCTAACGTAAGTTTCAACTCAGCACGTAACGGTGGTTGGACTATGCTTGATATTACACTACCTAAGATTAAGACAACCATTAATACGCCTAAACATTCCACTGAAATAGCACAGAGATTGATAGCTGTGCATGGTATAGATGGTACTGCCTCACCTGCTACATGGTTTGGTGCTATAGATTTCTTCTGTACTAATGGTATGATCACTGGTGATTACGACAAGGTACGTAAGAAGAATACATCAGGCTTCACACTGTCAGGCTTTCAGCATGAGTTGTCTAAAGCTAAGACAGACTTTAACCTACAGGGTAAGAGACTACAGACATGGGCAGACACAGACTTTACTTATGTAAGTGTACACAAATTGCTTGAGGACATCACCAAGTCAGAGCGTAAAGCTAAGAAGATGTATGAGTTGTATATGCAAGAGGCAAGTGTACGTGGTCACAATAAGTTTGCATTGTATAGTGCCTTCACTAACTATGCTTCCTATGCTGATGAGCGTAACGGATTCAGCCTACGTAATACAGGTAATGATACACAGGCTGTGAGTATGTTCTCACGTGAGCAAGAGGTATCTAAGTGGATTAGTACACCTCTATGGCACAACGTAGAGAACCTAAGAGAGTATGCTTAATGGATTGGAATGACCCAGAGCAGGTACGTGCGTATGATCGTGCGTATCGACTCAAAAATAGAGACAAAATACTAGAAGGTAAACGTAAATACAGGGAGGCAAACAAAGAAAAGATACGTAAAGGTATGGCTAAGTATAGACAAGATAATAAAGAAGCATTATCTATTCAAAGAAAGGGCTACAGAAAAAATAATCCTGCTTTAGTACTACAACACAAAGCAACTCGTAGGGCTAGAAAGAAACGTGCCATACCTGCTTGGCTAAAGGATTGTTCTATTGAGAAGAGAAGAGTTTATACAGTCTATCTACTCAGTCGTCTGTTAGCCAAGGCAGATGGTATTGAGAGACACGTTGATCACATGTGGCCTCTGTCAGATGGTGGGCCACACTGGTCAGGTAATCTACAGGTACTAACTGCAACAGATAACATGGATAAAGGTGCATACTCTTGCCCTAAACTAAAGAAACAAATGAAACTTAACTTAAAGGAAGCGAAGGTGTTGTATGCTAAAGCTGCCTAGATATGTGCAGAAACGAGACACTGGTGAGTACAGGTTTAACCCACCTCAAAACCTAGTTGATGCAGGTGTAGTGACCAGAAAAACTTTTGGCACTGACCTGCAACAGGTACGTAGACTTGTTCGCAAAGACAATGAAGCCATTGATAACTGGCGTGACATACAGTCACAGGTGTTAGTGATCACAGATCGTAGCACCTTCAATGATCTGGTGGACTACTACTATATGTCTAATGATTTCAATATGTTACGTGATACAACTAAGGTGGATTACAAATACTTCTTGGGTGTAGTGTGTGATAAATTTAACACAGTTAAATATAAAAACATAAGTACTAAGGTTGCCAAGGGTGCATATGAGGAATGGGTCAAGCGTGGTGTGAGCTTTGCAAATCATACAGCTACCTGTGCCTCACGTGTATTCAACTATGCTATTGAGATGGAACACGCTATCTTAAATCCCTTTAGTAATATAAAACGTAAGGCATCTAAGAAGAGAACAGTTGTCTGGGCAACAGAGGATGTGGTTAACTTCCTTGATGTAGCCTATGCTAACTTTGATACTAGAAACATTGGACTAATTATACAGATGGCATACGAGTGGTGTCAAAGATTGGGTGACATGCGTACCCTTGAGTGGACAGATATTGACTGGGATACAGGGATACTACACCTTGAACAAAGCAAGCGTAGAGCAGAGGTATTTCTACCTATATCAGAGGACTTGATGGGCATGTTGCAAGATCAACGTGTAGACTTTGGCTTTCAAAGGTACGTAGCACCTCATCCTAGCCCCGTACAGGGGGCATACCACCCTTATACCTTAGAGCGTCTATCTAAGAATGGAAGGACGGTCATGCGTAAGGCAGGTTTGTCTGACACACTACGTCTAATGGACTTGAGAAGGACAGGTGTGACACAGATGGTTGATGCAGGTGTCTCATTGCCACAAGTAATGTCAGTGACTGGGCATACACATGTGTCTTCTGTGCAACCATACATGAAACATACATATGCTAGTGCAAATTCAGCCTTGACACAAAGATCAGATAGCTTACAATCAACAACATGTTGCAACAACGAAAGTGATATACATGAATATAAATAATATTATAAATGATCTATCACTTGTAAATGGTGAGACAAAGAGGATGACTTGTCCTTCATGTAAGGGATACAATACCTTTACTATAACCAATAACATGGGATCAGTGCTATGGAATTGTTACAAGGCAAGTTGCGAGTACTCAGGTGGTACTCGTGTTCACTTGACTAGTGATGACATACGTAAGTCTATCAGTAGGGTAGCTGAAGAAACCAAAGAGATACCATTCACTAAGCCTGAGTGGTTAGTAAAAGATAACGAAGCAATAGGTGTATTCTGTAAGCAATGGGATATAGATCCAGATGAATTAGGTCTGTTGTATGACGTAAAGGAAAGCCGTGTCGTGTTTCCTGTGGTCAAGTCAAGTGTGATGGTAGATGCTAGTGGCAGAAGTATCACACACAGGCTACCAAAATGGAAACGATATGGTAAGAGTGACTTGCCCTACTCATATGGGTATGGTAAGGTCGCTGTAGTTGTTGAGGACTGCATAAGTGCTGCGATTGTAGGTAGTGATGTATATGTTGGGGTCGCTGTGTTGGGTACATCATTATCAGAAGCACACAAGAGGTTCTTATCGCAGTTCTCAACAGCCATTGTAGCACTAGACCCTGACGCACTACCTAAGACACTACAATTTACTAAGGAACTAAGAGGTCACGTTCATTCAGTTCGTGCCTTACGATTAACAGATGATTTGAAATACCGTAATCCTAACGACATTCAAAACCTTACAGCATTAGGAGAATAATATATGGAACTATCATTAGTACGCAGCCTTATGGACAAAGGTTTCTATGACGATCATAGAGGGGCGCGTTGCCCTGATCGTTTGTTCAGTAAAGACGTACGTAAGATCAAGGCATCAATAGACCTAGCGATGCAGAGATACGAACGTACTGTTACACCTGCTGAGATTGAGGCATTGTTTATGTCCAGTAATGCACAGCTTACTACAGCACAGAAGCAAGCATACTCGTCCTTGTTTAGTCAGATAAAGAAAGAGTCACCTATGGGTAGTGACGTAGCACAAGAGGTGTTGTCTAAATTGTTTCAACAAGTAGTTGGAGAAGACATAGCTAACATTGGCTTTGACTATGTCAATGGTACTAAGACTACACTTGAACCACTACGTAATCTACTAGAGCAGTACGCTGATGACTTCACACCTGACTTACACATAGAGTGGGATGACATGGACATAGATACACTGCTCTCTAAGAATGATCTTGAGGCACGTTGGGTGTTCAACATACCTACACTCACACGTAAGATAGAGGGTGTGAACGAAGGACACCTTATTGAGGTAGGAGCTAGACCTAACACAGGCAAGACATCCTTCCATGCTAGTATAGTAGCAGGGCCAAATGGATTTGCACAGCAGGGTGCTAAGTGTATTGTGTTGTGTAACGAAGAAGGATCACATCGTGTAGGTGCTAGATATCTAACAGCAGCTACAGGTATGACTATGCAAGAGATAAAGGCCAACCCAAGTAAGGCACGTGATATATACTCTAAGATTAGTGGCAACATAAAGATCAAAGACTCTACCAGTAGAGATATGTCATGGGTTGAGAGTGTATGCAAGTCTTACAAACCTGATGTAGTTATACTAGACATGGGTGATAAGTTTGCTAGGACACAAGGCTTTGCTAGAGCAGATGAATACTTAAAGGCCAACGCTATATATGCAAGACAGATAGCCAAGCAACATGGATGTGCTATCTTCTATATGTCACAGCTATCTGCTGATGCAGAGAATAAAGTTGTGCTGAACCAAGCTATGATGGAAGGGTCACGTACAGGTAAGGCTGCTGAAGCTGACCTCATGTTACTCATAGCAAAGAATCCACCTGTCGAAGGACAGGACGAAGAGGATACGCAGCGTCACCTTAATGTAGTTAAGAATAAACTATCAGGGTGGCATGGTATAGTTCATTGTGAACTCAATTATAAAACAGCGAGGTACGAAGTATGATACACACTAACGAAATAAATCCTAACACAGGTAA